CTAATAAATTATCTGCCATACTATTCTATGTTTTCAATTGTGGTTAATGTTGCAGTTGTACAAGTTACATTCTCGTAGTAGTCTGCTCTTGCTTGTAATGTAGTTAATAAACTAGGTACTTCACTTGTTACTGATAAATCATAATAGATACCTCCCCAGCCATTCTCTACTGGACTACCCCACCAACTAACTGGATATATTTCGTTTGCCATCTTTTGTCTTTTTTGTTAGATACTTTTTTAACTTAACAACATTTGTTTTTTTTGGTTTGTACATTCCTTTCATTATAGCACCCAATTACTTGAATTTACGTCTTTGTCTGGATATACGTCAGAATCTGTATTACTTGTATATTCTGGAAACAAAGTGCTATTAAAACAAATGTAATCTACAAATCTTCTTGTGTAATATTCTGCAAAGTCTCTCTGTTTTTGTACTAAGAAATCAACCTCATCTTTTGTTGCACTTTCAGCATTTTCTGATGTGTGTTTAAACACTCCACCATTTTTTACTTGATATGCTGCAAATGGTAAATAATCAACCATTGCGTAATGGATCAACATTGGTTGTATAAAGTCTGTAACTAAATCTAAATAGTTACCACTTAAACTATTTGCAATTATGTCTGCTGATATTTTATTATACAACTTACTTCCTAAATAGTTTTGTATGTGTATCTCTTGTGCAATCTTAATAAATTGTATAAATTTATCTGTATCAACGTTTCCATCAACAATACTATTTTTTACTAAATCTGTTCTACTTATAAATAATGCAGTTGCCATTTATTATCTCTTTTTATTTACAAATCCGTTATTTGGCATATCCGTTGGTCTTTTAGCAACTTCTTTTGCATTTACCTCTGGTTTAAATCCTTCTTTTTTAGCCTTGTTTACACTTACTTCAGCATTTGGATTACCAACATCTGCTTTTGTTTTAGCACTCTTTGCTCTGTATGTCTTTCTCATCCAAAAATGATGACAATCTCCACCACCTTTATACAACCAAATGTCATAAGTATCAGCTCCGTTTAATCCCCAGCCTTTATTAACTGGCATTGTACTCATTCTGTCTATATCTTCTTTTCTGTATATCTTAGCAGCATCTACCATTTTCTTGCAAAATGCTCTGCTATTTGCACTATAACTTAATGGTGCATATTGATATCTTACTTTGAATTGTACTCCCTCTTCATTTTCTCCATCTTGTTCACTCTTTGCATTTGGTCTAGCAGTTCCAGTAGTAACAAAATTGTACATCTTTGACAATACAGATAGTTTAGGATTGTTTAATTTATTTAGTTCTTCATTTAACTCATCTTCTTGATCATAATCAACTTTTCTTTCATCAATCAATTCCCAATTCTCTAAATCTTCTTCTTCTCCTAGTTGTTCTAAATCAGAAAATACCTTTGACATCTTAACACCAGTTTCTTCTTCTCTTGTTTCTTCGTCTTTTACATTATCTAAATCTAAGAATTGTAATGGTTGTAACGTCTTAAAATATAGATTTAAGGCAATATTATTAAAAGCAAGTATTTTATCAAATGCATCAGTTAAAAGTTCTTGAAAAGGCACTATAACTGTGTTGTGCATTAAAATAGATGCAGTTTCTAATTCTTCTGCATTGTTACCAAAGCCAGTTGAATCTTTTATACCTAATAACATAGGAGATACAATTCTGTGTGATATCATTATCTTTTTTTGTGATTCTTCTGATAAAAATTGATATTGGTTGTGTGCATCTGATAATTGTACTGGATTTATATCTGCTGCTGATTCTTTATCATCGTTAAAAGCAAGTATAAATTTACCAGCATTAGACGATCCACTAAACTTAGCTTTTATTTTATTTTCAACTAAGGTTTGTTTTTCTTCGTCTGGTACTCCATTATTAAAATTAATTAACATTGATGGAGCAAGTCCGTTCATTATGTTGTTTAAATGATAGTTAGATACTTCTTCTTCTAACTCTGCATATTGTAACCCACCTTGATAGTCTGGAGTAGAATAGTAATACATACCAGCTTCATAAGGCTTAACATATAAAATCTCAATTGGTTGTGGTGTACTTGAAATACCAAAGGCTGGTATTCTTAAAGGCTTCTCAGATGGCTTTATATTAACCCAATCTGGATGATAGTAATATGCTTGTACTTTTTTATCTTCTGCTCCACATTTCTCTGCTCTTAAAGTCTCAATTGGTAAATGTTCTACTTTAGCAATAGACTTTCTGTCTTTTGAGTATATTACTTGTATTGCACATTGTCCAGTTAGCTTTAAATCGTATGCAAAACGTCTTACATCATCTTTTTTAAATAAAGATATCATTCTTGCATATTGCTCTGGTCTTTTTGCACTATCTGTTGCATCTAAACCTTTACCATATATCATTTGAGATATACCAGTAATACAAGCACTTGATGTAGCACTTCCGTTTGCTCTGTCAATTAAGAACTGAAAATAATTGTTGTCAGCACCAAATTCAACCCATTCTTTGTTCTTTGTTTCTACAATCTCTGGAGATGTGTAAGATGATAAATTAACAAAACTAACTTTTGAGCTAGATGCTTTTGATGGTGTTGTTTTTCTGTATTTATTTATACGTTTACTCATAGTATTATAAAATCGTTATTACCACTCTTTTCTTTGTACACATCTTTGTTTATTGTATAGTGTTCGTTATTAGATTGGCTTGTTGATTGTGCAGTACAAAATATTTTATCTCTGTAAATAATATCTGCTTCTGTTATTGAGCCTTGACCATTATAAACTTTTAAATCATAAAACCTACCTTCAATTAAATTATCTGCCATTGTGGTTAATGTTGCTGTTGTACAAGTTACATTCTCGTAATAGTCTGCTCTTGCTTGTAAAGTTGATAGTAAACTAGGTACTTCACTTAATGTATAGACATTTGACAACTCAACATAATTTTTATTTATTATAGCAGATGGTAAAATTGTCACTTCATCGTTTGTACTATCATCTCTTAACTTTATTGTAACACTTGTTGAATATACTCTTGGTATAATCTTTATTGTTTGTGCATCAGATGTAGGTAACAAATGTTTCATATATATATAATACTAAAAGTTTGTATTTTTATTTATTGTATTAAAAAAAAAGGGTAATCAATTAAGACTACCCCTTTCAAATGAAAAAAATTAAAAAAACCTATGCGTTAGGGTCTATTTGTGCTGAACTTTCGTTATCAGTAATAACAGTTGATGTTACAAAGAAAGCTGGGTCAGTTTCTTGACCTTCTAAAGTTAAAGTGAATCCACTTAAATCTCCCATAGCAGCTCCAGATACAACTGTACCTCCATTTACCTCTGCTCCGTGTTCTAAACCAACCATAAAGAAATTACCATTATAATCTTCTATTGCAACGTGAGGTCTTGCAGTAGCTAATAATTTTATTTGTTCTTGTGTTGCTTTATCTAAAACTGGTAAAGTTAAATTTAAAGTTTGTGTGTAAAATGTAGTTCCGTTTTCTCTTGAACTATTAATTGTGGTTTCTAGTGAAGAATTACCTTTGATATCAAATTTAAAGAAGTCTGGTGTTCCACTTATTGCAGTAATCTCTCCAGATGCTATTGTAGTTGTTCCCAACGTACCATAATCTGCGAAATAAACTGCTTTTAAGCCACCAACACTACTTTTACAAGGTAAAGCTCTACCAGATGTAAGTAAACAAGCCATTGTGTTTTATGTTTTAAAGTTATTAAAAAAGGGTAAGCAGATTAACCACCTACCCTCATTACTATTGTTTGTTATTAGATTATAGTCCTAATCCAAAAGAAACTATGTCCTCAACTACCGCATATTGTACGCCAGCTGAATATCGTGCGATAAATCTCACATTTTTACTTCCGTCAATATCTGCCATATCTAAAACCTTGATTTCATTATGGTCTGATAAAAGTCCAGTTCCAAAGAATAAGTTAGATTTTTGTGCTGCAATTGCATTGTTATCAGAAAGTCCGTTACAAGCTACAACTTTTACACCATCAAAATATTGGATGTCCATATCTTGGTTGTGACCTAATCCAGCAGTTTGGAATCCTCCTAAAGCTCTTTTGTATGCTCTAAAGATGTTTTGTGCAACATAGATATATAAATCTTCTTTTCCATATACTTCACTTGGAATAGCATCTACTATATCTCCTAATTTCTCTACTACGTTTGCAGAATCTACTGCTGCTCCAGCAATTTTCTTTGCTCCAGTATGTCCAGCATCAGCATTTAATAAAGTTTTGAAACCATCAAAAGTTCCAGCACCAGCTACACCAGCCCAGATATCTTTTTCAGTTTGCTCTGCAATTGATTCAGACATTAATCCGATAAAGTAATCAGAAAAGTTAGCTGGTAAATTATCGTGTGCAGAATATCCCATAGAAATAGCCTCCCAATCTGATACAAATGGAGTTTTACATAACTCTAAGTTAATTTGTAATTCTTTTGGTTGAATGATTTTCTCTGTTAAAGTAACAGTTCCAGCATCTGTAAAATCACAAGATGCATTTGCAATAGCACCAGATAAATCTACTCTTTTTAATACTTCTTTAAATTTTACGTTTGGCTTAACCTCAATTAAGTTGTTAGCAATTGTATTACCAGACAATAAAGCAGCTGAAACATATTTTCCAGCAAACTCTCCAGCATACGTTGATGTAATTGATAAACTCATTTTTTATTTGTTTAATTTGTTAAATATTCTATTTCTTGTTGTGTTCTTATTCCCTTTTTGAGAATAAAGGTTTAATTCTTTTTTGTCAGATAAGTTTTCTGGAGTATGTGTAATTCCTTCAACTTCTTCAGCAGATAACTCTACTTTATCTTCCTTTACTTCTGATAACTCAACTACTTCCTCTGCAACAACTTCTGTTTTAGATAATTTTAGTTCGTTGATCTCAGTTCTTAGTTTTTCAATCTCTGAGAAGAACATTTCTTCTGATATTGATTTAACTATCTTCTTTGGAGATGCAGTTTCAGTTGATAATTCTTCTTCTTCAACTTCTTCTGCTTCTGTTTCTGCTGGTGCTTCTTCTTCAGCACTTGCTTCTTTCACTTCTCCAATGATACCTTCTTCTGAAACTACAATAGTTTTACCTTCTGCTTCGTACTCTCCAACTGGTACTGCAACTCTTTCATCGTCTGCAACAACGAATACTTCTGCACCAGCTTCAAATACTTCAGCTTCTAAGATAGCACCATTATGTAGTTTCATTTGCTCTAGCTTTACTTCTAATCCAAGTAAAACTCTTGCTTTGTTTAGTAATGTTCTGTCTGTGTTCATATTTATATAATAAAATGTAGTTAAAATTTTGTATTTTCAGTTTTTATGATATATTTGCTTTAAAATTAAAACTTAATAAATGGAATCAATAATTAGTCAGTTAAAATACGATATTCAACAAATTGAATCAAAACTAAAAGCTATTAAAAAAGCAGAAAAAGAAATGTTATCTTTAGGGAATACACCAGCTTTTGAAACAAGACAATTAGCTATTGATAATTGGCAAAATGAAATTAAAGAACATAAAAATATGATTGATATTTATTACTTAAAATTTAATCAATCTTTTTAATTTATGTATATTTTCTTACTAATTTATTGAATTCGTTTATATCAGACCTATATTCACTTTCAAGTTTTTGAAACGTTTCTAACTCTCTAACTGCTACATCTAATGCTTTTGGTCTATCAATTTTAACCCCTAATTCTTGTTCAGCAGATTGCAATTTTTGTTTATCTTTAGCATATTGTGCTTCCATACTCATTAAAGTATCTTTAAATTCTTTAAAACCAACAATCTCTGTTTGCATATTAGAAGCTATTTTTTCTATTCTTCTAATATCACCAAGTGCATCATCTAACTCTTTGTTTAATTTTTTGGAAAACGTATCTGTTTTTGATGCTAAAGCTCTCAATTCATCACCAATTGCCAATTCAACCTTTTGCGTTGCTAACTCTACTTTTGTTTCTTCTGCTAGTTTTTTAAAAACTCTTTGTTTTATACTCATATATTTAGTTAATTATTTAATTTTGGTTTTTAATTAACGAGTACGTTTTACTGCATCTTTTCCAGTTGCTTCAAAACTATTTGCCTCGTCAAAGAAATAATTAATCTCTTTAGGAGTATCAACACCTAAATCATCAATTTTCTTTTTTAAGTCTGAAGTCAATTCTCTTAATCTTTTTCCTTGAGATTGTAAAATCTCTCCAAAACTTTTTAATGATTTTTGCTCTTTATAAAAAGAATCCCTAATTTTTAGTAATTTACTAAGTGTGCTTCTACATTCTTTTGCTTGTGCCGTTAATTGTTGCATTGACCCTAATTCAATTTTCTGTACAGACAACTCAACTTTTGTTTCTTCTGCTAGTTTTTTAAAAACTCTATTCTTTGTATTCATAATTATATAATAAAATTTAAGATTAATTTTGTATTTTCAGTTTTCTATTCTTCTTCTTCTGATGCACTTATTCTACCTATACCTTGTTTCCAATACTCTGGAGTCTTGCAATTTTTATCATTATTATTTTTGCAATCTATCGAATAAGTATTTTTACATTTACAATATACTGCTCTCATTATGATAATAGTTTTTTAAGTTCTTCTAGTTTCTCTAAATCTTCTAACTTTCTTGATGCCCAATTAACACCAGCAGTACCACCCCAAGCATCCCACATAAGTCCACCACATCCTTCTGAATAAGGTACGTCTTTATGTTGTTGATGTCTTTTAAAACTAGCCATTCTTGCAATTGTATCTCTTGTTATTGGTTGTCTTTTAGCTAATTGATTTGCTCTACGTTTTCCAGTTGCTTCTCCACAACTACCCCAACCATTCTTCTCTACCCAAGCTAATGCTCTCTTTGCATTATTTGTTGCTCCTTGTGGATAGTCTGTATATGATGCTAATTCTTGTTCGTATTGTTTTGGCTTGTTATGTACCCAACCTTTCTTTGTGTATTTATCGTGTTCCTCTTTTGTCATTATTTCAACACTCTCACCAGTCTTAGGATCGTACATAGTGTGAGGATATTGCATCAAGTGTTCTTTTAATTCTTCGTTTGGTCTCTCCATCTTATCTGCAAAGTAACCCTCTATTGAAAAACCTTTTACTTTACCAGTCTTTACATAGTCATTCCAAACGTCATCATTATCTACTTTTACACTACCCATCCAAGTGCCAACTGGTACATCTAAATTGTATAAAGCACTTTTATCTTTTTGTTTATCTTCTACGATCCAACTTTCAACAAGTGTTAATCCTTGTAATTCTGAATTGTGTTCTAATGTTGAATTAGATTGGTTACCATTTTGTAAATACATTTGAGATGCTTTTGCAACAGTCTTTTCAGAAAAGAATATGTAATATTCATCTTCTCCAGACTTTCTGTAAATAGGTTTCTTTGGTATAAGTAAAGCACCCATTAATAAACGTTTCTCTTTGTCTATTTCAGCAAGTTTTATTTCTTGTGTTTTAAGTGCAACAAAATCAGATTCAATTGCTGGATTTTCAACAACAGAAATAGCTTCTACTCCTATTGCTTCATCATCATCTAAAATAAGTTCAATTAACTTCATATTTATATAATATTGTTTTAGTGTTATTTTATATTTTAATCTCCTAAACTTGCATCATCAATTATATTTCTATCCATACTTTGTGCAGTTGTTACATCGTTTGCTACAACGTATGCTTGTACTGGTTGTTGTGATTGTCCTCCTATAGCTGCTGCTAATTGATTAGTATCACTTTGACCAACTACATTAAATGATGGTGGTGTAGATGCTCCAGTTGGTACATTTCCTCCTTGACTACCTCCACTACTTGCACTTCCTCCAGCTTTCAAAGCTGACAATGCTTTACTTGTAGATGCAACAGATGATGCTATACCTAACCCAAGAGAAACATTGTTTAAAGTTTTTTCTACTTTTGCAAGTGCTAAACCTCCAGGTATTAATGCATATTTAGCAGTTACTGCTGCATTTGCTGCTCTTGTTGAAATTACTTGTTTAGCAATACCAACTGCATTTTCTCCAACTATTGCTGCTGCTTGTAATGCTTTGTTTTTACCAGCTAATTGTCCAAGTAATGCAAACCCTTTTGCAACATTATCTATTGCCAACATTCTTATATTCTGTTTAGCTTCTTCTAGTGTAGTTTGTATAGCTAAATCTTCTTCTGCAAATGTTTTATTAACCTCAGCTAACTTTGTTTTGTAATCTGTTTC